CGAAGGCAGTTTTTTAAAAAACTGCCTTCGCCGTCTAAAATACCGGCAAAATAAGCTATTTTATTTAACCCCGACAAATTTAACACCTCTACCTTTTTGAACGGCTCCTACACCTTTGATTCCATCTGGTCTAAAAGGACATTTTCCATGTGCATTTGGTCCTTTTTTAGGTGGAGGTCCAAATCTTTTTCCTCCTGAAAGTCCACCACGTTTAAAACTAAAATTTGTTGCATTTTTATTTTTAGGATCTTGAAAATCGAAGCCCATGTAGTAAGGCATCATTGGTTTCTTAGCTACAGCTGGTTTAGCAGCTGTTGTTACAGGAGGTATAATTTTTTTAGGTGCTGGACCGTCTTTATCCGGTGTAGTATTTGGTCTTTTACCATAACCTGCTTCTTTAACATATGATTTTCCTAAAGGTGAATTAGGTTGCAATGATTTTCCGGTTGCTTTGTAATGATCTCGATACAAACCTTGTTTTCTAGCAAATTTTTGTCTTCCTTTATAATTTAAATAAGATCCTACATTTATTGCAACAGATAAAGGTCCTATATTTGGAAGAGGTTTTTCAAATGGAACATCATTAGGGTTGTTAGGTGGGTTGTTTACTGTAGTTCCACCAGCACCACCTTTATTTGTTACTTTTTCTCCATAATATCCAGAACCTACATCAAATCTTGAATGTGAGTGATCAGAACCTACATTTCCAGTATTACCGGAACCCATACCAGTAGCCCCTTTACCAAGATCTGCGCCACCTTTAGCTTTTACAACTTTTTTTAAATTTACTTTATTCTTTTTCTTCACGTGCTTTATCCTGTAATATTTTTAATCTACCTCTTTGAACTTCTTCTTGTAAGTTCAACTTATCTTCTGCAATTATTTGTTGAGATTCAAATTTATTTGTTTCAACATTTAATCTATCAGCAGTTTCTTGAGCTTTTCTAGAAATGTCTTGAGCTTTTAAATCTAATTCTCTTTGTTTTAACATCACTAATGGATCTTGGTTTTGTTGTCCCATAAATTGCATTTCTTGGGCAATTAATTCATCTGTTAATACAACTACTCTTTCAGCTACTGCAGAAGCAAATTGTTTTGCAAATTCTTCTGGATCAGCTTGTTGTAATTGAACTAGGTTTGGTTGTTTCATAAAAGCTTCCATGATCTCTTTTTTTGCTTTTAAACTAACGTGTTCTGAAATATGTCCTTGTAACAATGCATACACAGCTGGATTAGATTGAACCATTCTAGATCTGATGAATGACATATGTGCTGCAATATGAGCATCATGATTTTGCTCTGCAAATGCTTTTGGTAATTGCATCTGTAAAGCTGCTGTATTTTCTTGAGCTGGATCTATTGGTACAGGAGGATCAGGTTCAGGTTGCAGTAAAGCATCTATATTTCTTACACCTAAAGCTTCATACATTCTTCTGTATGCTTCATGCATATTATGAATTTGAGGATTAGCTTGTGCTAACTGTAGTTCTGTTTGAGCAAGGGTCACTCTTTGAGACATAGAAAATATGTTAGGATCTGCAACTGGCACCACATCTACTCGGTCATCGAAGTCTGACATTTTAATCATTCTATTTCCACCCACTACATTGTAAGGATACTCAGGAGGTAAATACTCAGAAAATATTCTAGACATAATTCTAAATTCTTCTTTCATAGAATAGTATGCTCGTTTATGTATTGCAGACATAACTCTTGATCCACGTTCTAATAACGCAACTGTAGTTCCGACTGCAGCTTGTTGATTACCGTCACCAACTTGTAAATCAGCGATCGCAGCAAATCTTCTACCTGCATCAACACAAAAACCTAATAATGAAAACAGTGTTTGACTTGGTTCTTTAAAAGGTAATAATTGAAATTGATCTCTAATATTACCACCGGGAGCATCAATATCTCTGAACTCTCCAGGTTGAAGTGGTTCCGCATCATCTCTAACTCTTAATCCTCTTGATTTAAATCCTGCTGGTAGGTTAGCTAAAGTTCCCGCGTCTAGTAATTGTCTCAAAGCCCCAGTTGCAGCTTTAGATAACCCACCTATCATATGAATTAGGCCAAAGCCATAAAAGCCAAGACCAGGTAGAAATTTGTAATGAACAAAATGAGGAATTCTTTTTCTTGTTTGATCATCAGGTTTATAGTTTCTGTATATAGACATGATGGTCATACTATCTCTGTCTAATGTTACGATGTACGGAACTTTCACTCCGTCATCACTTTCATAACCTGGTAAATCTAAATCCACATGCATCTCAACAAAGTTGTAAAGGTCTTGATATTTTTGTGGAGTTACTCCTTCTAGTTCTTGATATTTTTTTTGTGCTCTGTCTTCATTAAAAAATGGTTCTGGTAATTCAACATCTCTATAAAATCCTGATGCAATTCTTTTTGCTACAGTGTTTTTTGTTACACGTTGAACTTCTGATATTCTTTCAGCTTCGTATAAATCAGATGCATTATAAGGAACAACTAAATCTTCTGCATGTATAAATGTTGCTTTACATCTTTGAGCTGCAGGATCGTAATAAACTTTTTTAAAGGTTGAACCAGCTAGTGGTAAGAAAAATAACATTTGATCCATCTCAGGTGTATATTCTTCCATCACATCTGTTATTTGATAGTTCATATAATCTCTAACACGATTTGCTTGTTGAATAGTTTCTTTAGATTCTGCTCCAACTACCTGTGTTCTTACTGGTCCATCAGATGGTAATAATTCTTTAAACGCTTGTGCTTGAAACTGTGTTGCTGCTTCTGCTAATAAAGGATGAGTCACACCAGATGCACCAATGAATGGTCTTGTTACTTCTTGGTATTTAAATCCTAACAGATCTAAACCTTTAGTGTAAGTTTCAATATAAGATTTTCTAGCTAAGCTATCATCTTTAAAATCTGCTAATAGTTTTGATGCTAATGATTTAAGATCTGAGTCATCTAAAAACTCAGCTAGGTTTGCATAAAAATCATCTTGAGGTGCTGTGGGTGCTTCTTCACCAGCTAATAGATTTCCTTCCTCATCTTCTATTGCATCGATATCCTCATTAATTGTGGTTCCTTCAGGACCTTCAATTTCAATATCTTCCTGCTCTTGGACTTCTACTAAATCTTCTCTTGACATAATTTCCCTTTCTTAACGATATCCACCAAAAGACTTTCGCAATGCTGTACCAAATCCTCTTAGAGCTGCCCCAACACCACGTTTATTTATTGGTTTAGGTTTTAAAACTTTTCCTTGAAAAGTTGGTTTAGGTCTGATTACACCACCTTTTTGTAACCCAAATAATTCTTTACCTGCACCTTTTGTCATATCTAATACTTCTCTAATTTTTTTTCGGTGTCTTTTTATATTATCTCTACCTCTTTGCTCTGCGGTGTTTTTCTTTGATTCGTACTTTCCCACACGCCTATCTTGTTTTTTTGGATTTTCCATACTTCCTCCTTTTTTTCTCCCAGTCATAACTTTAACAATCTTTCTCATTTGCGGAACTGCTCTTGCAGTTCTGGCACTAGCCATAGGTTTTGTTTTACCTTTTGCTGCCTGCGTTTGCAATTGTAATTTAGCTAGATTTTTCATAATTAAAATATTGATGCAAAATACTCTCTTTTTGGCTCAAACGCAACCAAACCACCCGTTTTGTAAGATCTCATCTTTTTCTTCTTTAATAACTTTGCTGCATTCTCTGGTATTTCTAACACTATTGCGCTAAATGCTTCATCAACTTTAATATCATCTCCACCTAATAAATCAGCAGCTAATTTGTCAGATGTTGATCTGTTTGAATTTAATTTGTTTAACACATAATCTCTATTTGCTTTTTTCTTAAACGTAGCCATTATTGTTCCGTTTGGATTTCTAATTGCATAACTTCCATCTTTAGGCATTGATGTATTAAATACTTTTTGTTTTCTGACAACTAAATCAATTCCATAATCTTGTTTAAATTGTTTAGCAATTTTTTTTAATGTTGCTGGATATATAGCATCTGGACTACTTTTTTTACCTGGCGCTGGTAATGCACCTTGTTCTAATGCTTTTAGCTTTGAACCTTTTTCATCACCGTAGTAAAGGTAATGACCTTTATCTTTTGAGTGGTGTGTATTTTTGCCTACAGGAACAACTGTGATTCCTCTCTTGCCTTTTACAATTGCATCGTTAACAGCGGATCTGAGCGCCAGTTCATAATATGATTTCATGTAAGGATAGTAATCAGGACTTTTTTTAGTTGCATCTCCTACTGCTTTAAAAAGTTTTCTCATAGACTCATCTGTCATAAGTTCTGATCTTTGAAAATATTTTTTATATAATGATTGTTCTGCATCTAAATCATTTAATGTTTTCATTTCAGATTTTGTCAAAGATTGATTTTTCATTTTAGCTAAAAGAGGTTTTTGGTCATCAACTAACTGAAGTAATCTTTTTTTAATAATTGATTCAACTAAAGATTTACCATAAGGGTTATTCATAGCTTTTCTAACTGCTGCTCCACCTGAATCATAAAAAGGTTGTAATGTATCAGATTGTATTTCATCAATAGCAATTATAGGTTCGCCTTTTTGATTGTATCTAGTTTTAGCTCTGTAATGAACAACTGGGTTTACATCTGGAAAGTGACCTGTATTAGTATATTTACCTTTACTAGTATTACCCGGTATTGATTCATCTAAACTAATAACAGTTTCATAATAATTATCTCCACCTTTTGTAGTAGAGGTTCCGTGTTTTGCAGGTCCCGCAAACTCACCCTTGCTAGGAGAAACATACTTTCTCATTTTTTCTATGTTAGATATAAACGATCTCATAATTTGTTGATCTCCAACTGAAAGCGATGGTATGATATCTCTCAAAGAATTAAGTTTTCTATCACTAGCAAAATTAGCAACTACTGATCTATTCATTGCAGTTCTATCATATGCATTTTGTAGATCTGCTATTGTTTGTTCTACGTTTCTAAAAGCTGTTCTATCAGCGGTGTTTGTAGTTTTAAAAATTGTTTCATTTAAATTACCCCTTAAGTTTGCAGCCATAATATCTGTTGAAGCATAAAGATCAAAAAAGTCAGAATTAAAATCTTGACTCCCGTACCTTGTTACTTTTAATCTTTGAGAAGGTGCGTTTTTTAACATCTTTAAAATATCTTGTTTTGATATTGTTCCGCCTATTTCTTTTGGTATGGATGACAAAGCACCACCAATAGGCTTGAAGTTTTCATCAAGTTTTAAAATACCTGCATCAAATATTTCTTCTCTGCTTACTTTACCAGTTCTGATTAAATTTATCATACGATTAGTTATTTGATCATTGTTCATCCCTGTAAAATTTTCTTTTGCAATTACATCAAATGATCTTGAGCCTAAAA